ATGACTACACCTGTTGAGCTCGGCGCTCTGTTTGCCGCTGCGGTGGGAAACAAAGAGTTGCTACAGATGATTTACAAGGATGCGGCTCAGCCTGGCGTCCAACAGGTAGGTTCTGCAATTGGGACTATTCTTGGTCTAGGGAATACGCTCCTTTTGCCGTTAAGATTGTTGAATGAGCGAGCGAGCGCTGCATTTATCAACAATATGGAGCGATATCGGGAATCGTTAAAAGATGTCCCGATGAGCGCCATATGTCCAGTGACGTCAGAGATCGGCGTCCCAATTCTTGAGCGTTTGGCTTATGTAACTGACGAAACAATAGCAGAGATGTTTGTTCAGTTGCTATCGAGTGCATCCCAGACTTCGCACGCTGATGAGGTTCATCCTGCATTTGTCCACGTTATTGATAATATGTCGCCGGACGAGGCGAAGTTAATACGTGCCATCAGCCTATACAAACACAATGTCTACGGCACATTTCAGATAGTTCCTCCTGGAACTCAGCACGTACTTGGGCAAGGAAAATATCTGTTGTCCCCAAGGATCGTTGAAGGTGCGCAACTGGTCTATCCAGAATACGCACCGGCGTACATAGAAAACTTGAAGCGCCTTGGAATTCTTGAGTCTTTCCTCCATAGCGACCCTGAGAAGCACCTCAGGGAAGAATTGATGGACATCCAACGTACTTATGAAAAATTGGTAGCAGAAGAACCGCTCAATACTGTGCCAGGCGCGGTCTGCTGGCACTTTGGGTATATCGTTTATAGTGAATTCGGTCGGTTTTTCAAATGGTCTATCAGGCAGAAGTCGCAAGCCGATGCTGATATAGGCGGTATAGGTTCCTAGTGCCTCCCTATAATTAAGGGAAGCCTTCAAGGTTGATCATCCTCGCAACGCCGCCTCGATCTTGGCTAGCTCGCGCTCGTCGTGTTGGCCGTCGATCCACTTAGCGTAGACTTTGAAAAACATATCAAGGCTATGGCCCAGTTGGCGGGCCATAAAGGCCGGGTTCACGCCGGCCATGAGGCCGATGGTCGCGTACGTGTGGCGCGTGTTGTAGGTGCGGCGGTGCCGAATCCCCAGCCGCTTTAGCGTCGTCGTCCAGAAAGCGGCTCGCGTGATCCGGTGGTAGAGCCAGGGCTCGTTATAGTAAGGGTCGTGGAAGACCTTGTTGCTGTTGCTGGTGTGTCGCTTCTGCGCGAGCACGGCCGCCAACGCTTCCGCCGGCAGCTTGACCACGCGCGAGGTCGACGTCTTGGTCGAGTCCTGCTCCTCGTCGTAGACATTGACCGCATCGACCAGGATCTCGCCATTGTTGACGTCAACGTTTGACCAGGTCAGCGCGATCGCCTCGGAGGTTCGTAGGCCGGAGAAGAATTGGAACTGCAGGTAGTTCAGTACCTGCTCGTTGTAATGCTCGGCCACGCTGGCGAGGATCTTCCTGACCTCGGTCAGCGAGAAAGGGTCGGGGCCGCGCAGCTGCACGTCGGCGTACTCAAGGCCGGCGCACGGGTTCTCCTTGATCTGCTTGTCCATGATGGCCAGCTCGAACACGCTGCGAATAATCGACAGCTGGTTGTTGCGGCTCTTGTTGCTCTTCCAGGTGCCCTTCTTCAAGGCGGCCTTGATGTCCGAGTGGACGAATTCCTGGATGGGCTTGTTGGGCAAGTGCACCTTCCAGAAGTTGTCCTTCTGCCGGCGGTACTGGCTCTTGGTCGACGGCTTCAGCTCGAGCAGATCGCACCAGCGGTCGATGAGGTCGAAGAACAGCTCGTCGCCAGTCCTGCCGGCTGGCTCGGGTTCCGGCGCCTGGGTCGAGTCGGGAAAGGTCTTCCGATAGTCGAATGTACCGGTCTCGATCTGCTGCCGGACCTCGGCCACTAGGCGGGACGCGTACTTGATATTCGCCGGCGTCGGCGCCAGCACCTGGCCGTCGACCTTCACCGGCTCCTTGCGCTGCTTGCCCTGGAAGGAGAACAGCACGCGGATGCTGCTCTCCCGAAGTTCAACCCCGCTTAATTTTGCTCGACCCACTTGTAGTATTCCTGAAGATTCATTGTAATCCGGCCGTCTGGGGCTTTTCTATAGTGCTTTCCTTCCAACCAAACGCCGTCCTCGATCTTACGGCGGACGGCTTTTTCGCTGTAACCCGTGAGGCCCGCAAAGACTGGGATCAGGACCCATTCAAGGTGCACCACAATTGCATTCATCAGTCATTTCCTTTCTTTGTCCGGGCGGCTTCTCTATCGTTGTGCTCGACACCAGTTCCTTACACATAGGTCGCTCGCTCCTTGCCGCACAACTGTGCAATCGCCTGAGCCTTAGCCTCGGTGATGATCTCGTCCTCGGTCCAGCCCGGGTGCAGGTGGCGCAGCTCCTGCGCAATTCGATGCGCCAATGGGCGGCGGATTGGCGTGCCGTCCAGGTGTAAATTATTGACGTTGTCCAGCATCGCTATTCCCTTCGGTGGTGGTGTTATTCGCGCTCGGTTTGATGTGAATCTCCGAGCTGTCGATTCCGTCTTTTTTTCCGGCCAGGTAGACGATCATCCCGACCCGGCCGCCGTCTTGATACAGGGTCAGACTGTTGATGAACTGGTTCAGCCCCTCGTACACGACAGGCCGTGCACAATGCGCAGATTTCAGCAGCAGAAGCTGGTGGCGGTATGCGTCCTGGTCGAGCGGGACTTCCTGGCCAGATAGATCAATCACGCTGCCCTCCGCATCAGGGTGCTCGTCTTGGCATGAGCGCATGCGTCACATCCGCCCTGCTGGTTGAGTTGCTTGGCCGTGACGACCTTGCCGCACATGCAGCGCTTGCGGTGGAGATCCAGCGGCGGGCTGGCGTGAGTGTTCGCGCGGTAAAGGGCCGTGCTGGCCGGATCGGCTATTCCAAATTTCATGTGCTCAGCCCTCGTCAATTCCGCCAACCAGGACAAAGAAGGCCTTGACCTCGGCCACTGCCTTGTCGAACTGCTGCAGCGGGACGCGATGTATGCCCGCGTCTGCATTCGCGATTACTTGGCGGAGGTGAGCGACTTCCTCGGGCTCCAAGGTGATGCTGCCGGTCTGTTCAAAGCGATCGCAGATGACGTTCATGGTCCGCGAGCCTGGGTCAACCACGGAGGCCATCCCAGCGCGGTTCAATGTCGCGAACATTCTGGTGAGTTGGTTGTACGCATCGATGGTCGGATGTCCGATCAGAGATTCGCCCGCCATGCGAAGTTCAAGCGCGAGGCGGTCGCGGGTCTCGGTGACCATCGGGACGTTGGCTTTCGGCTGGAAGTTAAGTCGTTTATGGAAACGAGACATGGCGGGTTTCCCTTGCTTACGGCCGGCCGATCAGGACCTGGTAGCCACTCGCCCGCGCCTGCTCGACGTATGCTTTGAACGCGTCCTCGATCGCGTTCTCGGCGCGGTCCAGCTCGTACCAGAACTTCACCTTGCTAGCGCCCAGGCGGTACTTCAGGCGCGCGCGGACCTTGTAGCCGTCGCCGTTCTTAAAGAGGCGCAGACCCAGCGCGAATTCGCGCGGGATCAAGATGTCGCCCGCGCCTGCGCGCGCATCGATGGTCTCGGTGTAGGACAGTTGCACCTGGCCGTTGTCGAGGCGGCGGTGAGAGCTGAACGCCACTTCGGTCTTGGCCTGTAGCGTCAGCGCGACCTGCAGCATCGTCTCGCCGCTCGGCTCGGCGATGTCGGCGACGTTGTCTTCCAGGAAGGTGGCGAACTGCTCTTGCTCCATCGGCGTGCGGTCGTGTTTGAACCACGCCGAGAATTCCCGGCTGAGCTCAGCGGTATAGACCGCGCGGAAGTCACGCCACCCCGGCACCCCCACGAAGCTGCGGCCGTGGTCGTTGAGAACGGCCGTAAGCGTGCGCGTTTCCGGGTTGGCGTAGATGTAGGTGTCGATGGCCGGAGCCTGCTCGGTCACGTACGTGAGGAAGCTCGGGAGATCAGCCAGCGCGACCGAGCCGCGCTTGCGGTGCGGTTCCGGCAGCGCTTCCTCGATCGCCTTCGTAACGTCAACGTGTTTGTATTCGGGCGGCAGCACCAGGTAGTGTGCGTCGCCGATCGAGCGCACGTTGGCGGCGGCAACGGTCAGGGCACCGATCTTTTCGATGGTGGAGTCGTCGATCCTCAGGTGCTCCTGGGGTTGGGCGGCTGCGGCCAGCTGGCCGGCGACGAGGCCGGATACCGGCGTGTTCTGGGTTTCGGACATTACGCTTCCTTAAGTTGGAGTGGTTGAGGTGCAGTCGCTTCGCGCAGTTCGAGCGATTGCTGACGGGGATGCTTGCGGGAGAGCTCGTTGTCGTCGGTGACCCAAAAGAAGTCCTCGCCGCGCTCTGGCTTGGGCAGGTCGACCTTGACGTTGTCGACGATGACTACCTTGTCGACGTCCTTGCCGCGGGCGCCCGGCTTGACCTTTAGCTGGAGGGTCAGGCTGCCGGCCTTGCCAGTGTCCTTTACGGCAGCGAGCAGGTCGGCCTTGCCGGCCGACAGTTCGGAGTGGGCGCGGCCGTCGCGCAGGTCCTGCAGAAACACGGCGAATGCTTGGGTACTCATACGAGGAATTTCTCCTTTCTGGTTGTGGTACAAAAATGTGTTTAAATGAAACTTTTGAGGAATTTCAATGTCCGCTCGACATATCTATTTCCCGTATTGCCTGGAGCGTTTGGAAGACGGGCGCTACATTGTTCTAAACCGCAACTACAAGCCGTTGGGCGATCCTCGTAGGGACTGGGTCGTTTATGAGGACCACCCAAGCGCACAGCATCTAAAAGGTCTGACTGCGGCTAAGGCCAAGGCGATGTCGTACAAAGAATCGCCAGACCTGGACAAGATTTACCTCTACAACGATGGCTGCGTGCCGACGGGAAGTGCCGAGAACTGGGCCGCATATTCGAAGCGCCTCCATGTGCTCGCGAAATTGCAGATCAACGACGAATAGCGAGACCAGCCGCGCGCATGGCCACTGAGAACGTGATGGCGTTCTGCGGCGGCGGCGAGGCATTCGTCAGTACCAGCGCATCTGCGGGCACGCTTGCGCCGGCGTGCGGCTGCCAGTCGTCGATGATCACGGTCTTGCCGTAGTGCCGCGCGAGTGCTGCGGCGTGGCGGGACTTGCCGCAGCCTGCCGGGCCGTGGACGATGACGGCTGCATTACTGGTAGATTTGACCTGGTGCATTTCGATCTCTCAAAGGAATTGGGTTCGTAGGGCGGTTACTGCGCGGCGGGCTCGGGCACGCTCGGGGCGGCCGGCGGATGCATCCAGTGCGTCACGCGCTCGGGCTCAATGGGCATGCCGTCCTCGGCGCGCCAGCCCATCCCGTCGCGATACATGAGCGAGACCTTGCCGTCGGTGAGGGCCACAAGCACGGTGATGTCGTCGTCCGGCAGTCGGGCGGCTACCTGAAGCCATTCGAGCGTGACCTTGAGGTGGCTCGATTCCGTTGGCGCCTCGGCAAACATCTTCGGCGTCGCTTTGGCCTTGCCGCTGGCCTTGGCCTTCGCCACGCCGGCCTCGATCACCTTGCCGGCCTTGTTGCCGTGCTTTTTCACCAGCGCCGCGGCCGTCGTGCTCGACACCTCGCCAGCGTTGACGGCCTTGTGCACGTCGCTGTTTGCCTCGGCCAGGAGGATCGTGTTCTTCACGTGCTCCACGGACTTGCCGATGCGCGTCGCGATCTGTTTTTCCGTCCAGCCGAAGCCGAGCAGTTTGCGCAACTGGATGCCGAGCTGGAGCGGCGTCAGCGGCAGGCCGCCCGCGCTGGTGATCATGTGGGCGACGCGATCCGCATCGCCGCCGCGGAACTGGCGACAGTCGAGCGACTTGATTTCGAAGCCCTTCGCGATCGCGTCGAGAGCTGCCGCACGGCGGTGGTGGCCATCCACGAGGATGATGTGCCCCTCGTCGACGCGCACCTCCAGCGGCGGGAAAATCGCGCCGTTCTGCAGGGCGATGGACATCTCGGCCACATGCTCCATGTTCAGCGGGCGGGCGTTGAATCCTTCTTCCACCTCCAGTAGGCGCGGATCCACCGCGAACGAGGTCACTTTCGAGACGCTGTCGCCGTGGATCTTCTTTTCGGCGGCGACCTTCAGCGAGACAAAACTTTCGGACATGGTCTGTTTATTCTTTGTCGTTGGCCTGCAGCTTCTTCACATCGAATCCGCTACGGCGCTGCATGTGCCGGCGGGCGATGGCCTCCAAAATGATTTTGAGGGCCGGGATCTTGAGCATTTCGTCGAGCGAGGAGGGCGTCCGAAGCCAGCGGTGCGCGATTTCAAGCGCGGCGCGGTCCGGGACAGCGCGGTCCATGTCAGCTCACCAAGAGGCGATAGGCGCGGCGCAGTGCAGGTGCGCGTGCCATGCCAGTCGAACGGTAGTAGCGGTAGATGGCGATGAGTCGCATGTCTTACTTCTTCCGTTAAAGGATTGCGATTGAATGGGCGGGCGATTCCAGTCGTGCTAAATTGTTGTTTCCACACAAACAGTTTTTGCAAAAGGAATCGCCCATGGAAATGTCACTTGCCGCTGCCATTGCCGCGTGTAGGGTCACGCTCGATACCGCCAGGGCTGCGATCGCCGCCCGCGACGACAGGCTTATCGAGGATGCGGTTCGCGACATGAAGGACCGGCTCATGGATGTCACGGACAGGGCTTTGGCGCTCCAGGAAAAGCAATCGGCGCTGGCCGATCGAGAACGCCAACTCGAAGAACAGGTCCGAGAGCTTCAGAAGCGGAACGCGGACCTGGATAACTACCAACTGCACCGGACGGCTCGTGGCGGCCTGGTCTATCGCTCGCAGACGCCGTTGGAGCCCGGACAGGTGCCAGTAGATATCTGCGCTAACTGCGTAGCTCAGGGCGTAAAAACGTTTCTTCAGCCTGTTGGCGTGGCGTTGCACTGTCACATTCACGGCAATGTTCCTTCCGATAGGGAACGGCAGAAGGTCGATATCAAGCCGATTGTTTCCCCGTGGTCAGGGCGCCGTTGGTGAAGCTGCATGTCACGCTCCGTCGGTAGGCTGGGCCAGGGGGTGGCGATTCGATGTCCGAATCGACTTGGCGGCACGGCCCTTGGGCTGTTTAGTCCCGCGCTCTTGGCGACCCGCAATGGCCAAGGTCGGCGGCGTGATGAGCGCCTTCAGCGCGGCGCGCTTGTCGGCCAGGTCATCCTCGGCCGTGCGCAGGCGGATGGAGAAGTCCATCAGCGACCTTCCCGCACGGTGATGCCGCAGGGTTCGTCGTACAGGCCGGCGGCGTGTTCTGCCGCCTGGCCGCTCGACTCCGCGATCACGGTGCGCTGCTCAGGCATCGCGGCACTGCGGGCGATGATGATCACGAAGCATTTCATGCGGCCTCCGGCTCGGCGGCCAGCGCGGCCTGGGCGATCTGCTCGGCTTCTTCGCGAACGATCTCGCGAGTCAGGATGGCGAATGCGTTCTCGCCGGCCATTGAGCGTTGAACCAGTTCGGCAATAACGTGTTCGTCACGCAGGCGATCCGCAAGGCTGCTGACGATGAGTTTCGTCGTTACCGGATGGCCGGCTGCGAGGGTTTGCTTCAGACGGTCAGCGGTGTCGCGCGTGACGCGCTTGAGCTCCGTGTCGGTGTGAGATTTATCCATCCTGCTGCTCCTAATGAGGTCGCTTGGATAGGTATATTAGTCTGACTAATCAATATGGTCAACAGTCTGACTGTTAAATATAAAAAAAATGTTGGCCTGGGTGGGGACGTCCTTACGTCACAACCGGCCAAGATGCATCGTTGATTTAAAACGGGAGATCGGCTTCTGCCGGCAACTCTAGACTGCGCCAAGACAAGTCGGGGTCAGCAAGAATATCGATAGGGCACGGTAGGCCGCAAGCTCGTATGCCCTCCGGGGCTTCCCAGTCTGGCGTAATCATCGCCACATCTTTCATGAAATGCTGGTTGAGCCTAGTGAGCAACTCTTTTGATTCGGGGCCATCGAACTGTTCGGGCTTCACTTCTACGACGACAACTGCGTTGATCCACTTAGCGATAGCTGATCTCATTCCATACGTCCGGAAATAACGCGACCTGGTTGATAGACGACCTTGCCTATGATGCTGGAATCAGGTGTACGGTAGGGAACCGGTTTGTACTTAGGATTGAACGACCGCATGTACCACTGATGGCCCTCAAACGCCATTTGCTTCACTACCGACTTGCCTTCGCAGTTGACGGCGTAGACATCGCCCGACACCGGCTTGATATCAGCGATGTTGATCACGATAATGTCGCCTTCCGCAAATACGGGAAGCATACTGTCCCCTCTGACCTTGATAGCCAACAGGCATTGTGGAACCCATTCGTTCAACTCTACGTCTCGGCGTGGGATATGGATAACACCGCCATCCTCAAATTCTTGGTCGGCCTCAAAACCAGGGAAGCCTGCTTCGACGCGGATCTTCGCAGTCTTGATCGGGACAGTATCGACAGCTGGCTCCAATGACACAGCCGTGGCTTTGCGTACCATCGCGCTTCCGTCTTGAGGGATAGATGCTGTTGCGTACTGCTCGATCTGGGACGCCAAGGAAGGACTAAAGTCCGCCACCTGGCACTCGATTAGGGACGCAAATTTAATCGCCGCCTCAATGTTGAGGGGAATGCGGCCGTTCAAATATTGGCTCACTGCACTTTGATTGAAGCCCAGCAGTTCGCTCAGAGCCTCTTGGGACGAGGGTAGGCCTGCATCCTTACGGCCCTTCTGCCAGGCAAGGAAGCGCTGTTTGAGGCGGGCAGCGTCGTCGAGCTGCTCTTTCGTCAGTGGTAGGGCCGGCATGGCGCGAAGAGTATAAGTAAAGCTAATAATTTGCAAACAGTCAGACTGTTGACTAATCTGATTAGTCGGACTAATATGCTTCTATATGAACCCGATCAAACAGCTACGGTCGCGCCTTGGCGTTACCCAAACCGCAATGGCGGCAGCCATTGGCGTATCGCAGGCTAACGTTTCGCTTTACGAGAGTGGGCAGCAGATGCCACCTCAGGTGGCCCAGCGCCTGATCACGTACGCGTATGAGTTGGGGCAGGTAGTCACGTACGAGGACATTTACGGCGCCCCTCCGGTACCACGACAAAGAAGAGCAGGCGACCGGAAGAGCGCCGAGTCTTCATAAAAATCAGCAGAAGAAGTTTGCTCCCGGCGTCATAACGTAAAACCAGAGCAACTGGTCGTCCAGTACGCAATTCACTTTTCGCAGAACTGAGTACCCGCTTCACACGGGCGAGCTTTGATTCGTAAAGAAAATTGCTCATAGGAAATTAAATGATGTGCGGAATGTTGTTGGATGCCATTGTAGCTATGTTGACAAGTCAACAAAACCCAAGAATTTGAAGGAAAAGCTATGGATCTGCTGTCGGCCTATCAAGAAATGATCCGCGTGCATGGGTGGAATGGCACGGCCGCGACGCTGGGCTTGACCAAGTCTGCCCTCGAAGCTCGTGTGTACGAAGTCAAAGGCTCGGGCATGCGCGTCGATACGGCGTTGCTGATCCAGGCCTATGCCGGCACCAAACACTTCGCTCAGGCAGTGGCTCACGCAAGCGGCGGGGTGTACATCGATCTGCCGGAAGTCGACTGCGTTCATGGTGACGATCTCGAAGCCAAATTCCACGAGCTGGTGAGTGTACTCGGCCAACTGTCGAAGACCTCGTACGAAGCCAAGAAAGACGGCGAGATCGATGCGCGTGAACGGGGCCAACTGGAAGACATCGCACAGCAGATGCACAAGACCCTTCAGGAGCTGATGGGTCTGATGTTCCAAATTTACTGCCGCCCGGCAGTTGCAACTCGCAAGTCCAACAACGATGACCGCTGAACCAATCCAGAAAGAACCCGCCGCTGAAAGTGCGGTGGCACTGCTCGCTGATCCGCCTGCGATCCAGCGGACGGCGGAGGAAAAGGCGCGCATCCTCGCGCGCCTGACGTTGCAACTGGCCGCGCTCGAAAACGACGGGGGGCGCAGCGATGGCGACGCTTGACCAAGTCATCGACCTGAACAACATCCCCATCGAGCTCGCGCAGCGTCGCCAATGGCTGGTATGGCGGTTCGAACCGGGCGAGAAGAAGCCTCGGAAAATGCCGTATTACGCATCCGGACGCCGTCGCACGGGTAAGCAAGGAAGTGAAGAGGATCGTGCTGAGCTCGTCTCGCTGGACGTCGCTCATGCGCGCTACCGTGATGGATATTCAGGCATCGGTTTTGCGTTCCTGCCTGGCGACGGCCTGATTGGCATCGACATCGATGCGTGTTTGGATGAGAACGGGGTAGCGACGGAGCGAACCAGGTCAATCATTGATGCCTGCGGATCTTACACAGAGTTTTCGCCGTCACGCCGCGGCCTGCATATCATCGTTGCAGGTGAAACGCGGACATTCAAGTCGAATGACATCGGACTTGAGGTATTTTGCGGCGCCCAATTTTTTACCTTTTCAGCATCTCCTTTCCCCGGCTCCCCTTCGGAAGTAAAGCCGATCGACCAAGCCGTATTGAATCGTTTACGTGCCACAGTACAGCAAGCGAAGGGCAGTACGACACATCGCTCTTCGTCGACCGCGCCATCTCTGTCCGCTTCTGTTATAGATGAGCGCGCGAAGCTGGAATCAGCCTTGGCCCATGTCAGCGCCGATTGCGGGTATCACGACTGGATCCATATTGGCATGGCCATCCAAGCCGCGTTAGGTGATGCTGGACTAGCCGTATGGGACTACTGGTCCCAGAAATCGAGTAAGTATGGCGGGGCGCAAGCGCTCGAATCGCACTGGAAGTCGTTCAATGGCGGACCGGGTGGGATTACGGCTGCTACAGTGTACAAGCGTGCGATCGATGCCGGCTGGCGGCCGCCGCTGCCGCCAGGAGCAAATCGCCCTGTCCCGCGTGGCGTTCCTGCCGACTTCGATAATGTGCCGTTCTGCGACGTCGATGCTACGCCGATCAGTCTTAACGGTGTGGGCTCCTCCGCACCTCCAGTGGACTGTGCGGAGCCAGTTGCGCGCAGCGAGTTCACGCTGGAATGGGCGCTCTCGCACTGCGCCCTGGTGCAGGGAACGACCGACGTGTGGGATTCGCTGAACAAGCTGCGCATGAAGCGCGCGGGCTTCCAGGACACCGTGGGCAAAGACATTGCGAAGGCCTGGCTGGAGCATGCCGACCGGCGCTCGATCAGTCCGCGCAACCTGCCACAGCTTCGGCGCGGCATCGCAGTCGACGAGGGGGCGGCGGGGGCCGACAACATCGTCATGATGCTAAACCGGTACGCGCTGCTGTACGGAACCAAGACCGTATGGGATGAGGACAAGCGGACCGTGATCGCATACGACGCTATGTCGCTGGCACGCGGCAGCGATCTCGCAACCCGCTGGCTCGAACATCCAATGCGCCGCGAGGTCGACCTGGACAACCTGGTCTTCGACCCGACGCAACGCGTCAACCTCGACACGCACATCAACATGTTCGAGGGCTTCCCGCTCACGCCGAAGAAAAACCAGACGATGGCGGACTTGGCCCTGTCGCTGCTGTACAGCCTGTGCAGCAGCGAGTCGAATTGCGACGAGATATTCCACTGGGCCCTGTGCTGGCTGGCGTATCCGCTACAGAACCCTGGCGCCAAGATGCAGACTGCCATGCTGTTCTTCGGTGAGAAGCAAGGCACCGGCAAGAGCCTGTTCTTCGAAGGGATCGTCAAACCGATCTACGGTGCGCACGGCGCCACCGGTGGCCAACACCAGCTGGACGCGCAGTACACGCACTGGCGGTCGCAAAAACTGTTCGTCCTGTTCGAAGAGATCCTGTCCCGTCAGGACAAATACAGTCACTTCGGCCTGATCAAGCACATGATCACCGGCCGGGACCAGATGGTGACACAGAAGTTCAAGGACGACCGCACCGAGGCGAACCACATGAACGTGGTGATGCTATCCAACGAGTTCCAGGCGGTCCCAATCGAGCCAGACGACCGGCGCTTCCTCGTGGTCGAGGCACGTAGTCCCCTCGACCCCCAGCTCTTGAAGGAGATCCAGGCCGCCCTTGCCGATGGCCTGAGCGAGGCGTTCTATGCGTTCCTGCTCGAATACCCGCTCGATGGCTTCACCCCGCACACCAAGCCGCTGATGACGGTGTCGAAGGAACGGATGATCAACTTCGGCCGTCCTGACTGGGACCTTTTCTACCTGGCCTGGCAGGCCGGCGAGCTATCCGCGCCTTACTGCTCGTGCCTGTCGACGGACCTCTACACGGTGTACGCCCGCTACTGCAACAAGTATGGTTACCGGCAGATGACGATGACCAAGTTCGCCGAGCTGATCGCCCAGCGAGTCCGCAAGGACCGCCAATGGGTCGCCTTGGGCGCGACTGGACAGAAGAAGCTGCTGACCGTGTTCCATGTGCCATGGACTGATGAGAAAGAGCCTGAGCTCTCCCTCAGCAAACAGTGCGAACGCTTCCGTGACCTGGCCGACATCAAGGAGTGAGACATGCACGTCCGTCAATTAACAGGGTTGATCATGGTTGCAGAGAAGTGCGTAAGCCGGAAAGCCAGTATCCATGCGGGTTCTACAGGGTTAACAGGGTTAACAGGGGTCGCAGGCGCGCACGTGGGTAAGTCGATCAAACCAAACCCACCCAATAAAAATCTTCCCATGTGCGCGATGAAAACAATGTTAACCCTGTTAACCCTGATCAAAGCCAGTATCCATGCGGTTTTCGACGTAACAGGGTTCGATGTCAACACCGTTATGCCACGTAAAGGGGCCTGATCATGCGGATCAACGTCCAGACCAACTTCGCCGAAATTGCCCAGCGGCTGTCCGAGATGGGCCGCCAAGCGCCGTACGTTGCAGCCTTGTCGCTGACGCGAACGGCGCAGGACGTCCAAGCCGCGATCAAGACCGAGATGCGGAGCGTGTTCGATCGGCCGACCACGTACGCACTGAACGGTACGTTCCTTAAGCGTGCCACAAAGCAGAACCTGGAGGCTCGCGTATGGGTCAAGGACAATCCGTTTGGCAAGGGCACGCCGGCCGATCGTTTCCTACTGCCACAGATCTACGGCGGCTCGCGCGGACTGAAGGGTATGGAGCGCGTCCTACAGCGCAACGGCATGATGCCGTCGGGCCAGTTCGCTGTCCCGGCCGCTGGTGCGCAGCTCGATGCCAATGGCAACGTCAAGCGCAGCCAGATCATCCAGATACTGTCCCAGCTGCGCGTGCAGAGTGGCGCCGGCTACGAGTCTCGCGCTACCGGGAGTGCACGTTCGAACCGCACCGTCGCACGCCAGGGCGTGACGTACTTCGCGCTGCCGAAGGCGCGCCGTGGGCTGAAGCCGGGTATCTACCTTAAGCGCAAGTTCGGTCACGGCGTGGCGATCAAGCCCGTGTTCATCTTTGTGCCGGCAGTGCAGTACAAGCCTCGCTTGCGCTTCTTCGAAGTGGGCAAGGTCGTGGCCGATGCGCAGTTCCCGCGCCACTTCGATGCCGCGTGGGCGAAGGCCGTGGCGACGGCAAGGCTGGGCTGAACACCAACGATTTACACCGAGCCGGCCGGATGCCGGCAACTACCAAAGGAAGAGAAATGATCAATCTGGGCGCCACCTACAAGGACAAGATTACTGGCTTCGTCGGCGTAGCTACGGGCTACGTGCAGTACATCAGCGGCTGCAATCAGGCCTTGATCCAGCCGCGCTGCGGCGAGGATGGTTCGATGCGTGAGTCGCAGTGGTTCGACCAACAGCGCCTGGACGAGGTGCCCTGCATGCCCGTCGTCATGCTGGACAACGGGGCAACCCCCGGGTTCGACCGGGCCGCCCCGCGCCGCTGACGGCGGCACCGGTCACCCCTCCCCAGGGTTAGGTTCTTCCCAGGGAGAAGGTGGCAAGGGTAATTCAGGCCCCGTCATCGCACTAGCCGGTGCCCAAACCATTTCCTGACAACTTACCTGACAACGTACCGAAACACATGCCGAACCTGACAACCATTGCCGAGTGGGCCAAGCTGGTGGGGATCTCCCGCCAGTCCGCGTATGACGCGGTGACCCGTTGTGAAATTCCGGTGGCGGACGGGAAGGTCGACGCCGAATACGCGACGCACCTGTACGAGAAAAATACCCGCAAGCGTGCGAACGGCACGCGGCCTGCCTCCTTGGCTATGGCGGCGCAGCCCGTGGGGCTGGCGGGTGCGGGAGGGGCGGGAGGTAAGGAACCCTCGCAGAAGGTTCCGGGGTACGACAGCAGTCGTGCGCGCAGGGAAGCGGCCGAGGCGGAGATTGCCGAACTGAAGCTGGCCGAGCAGGCAGGCAAGTTCCTTCTCAAGAGCGATGTCGAGGCGACGGCATTCGAGATCGCGCGAGCGCTCCGCGACGGTCTGAACAACAGCGCGCGGCGCATCGCTGCCGAAGTCGCATCGCTGACCACGACCGAAGCTTGCGAGGAGATCATCGACCGGGAGATCACTGCGCTGCTCGGCAGCATGTCCCAGTCGCTGCGCGCAGACCTAGACGTCGATGTTAGCGAGGCCGTGCAATGAGGACCGCACTGGCCGGCCCAGTCGTGCGCGCCGCTGTCGGGCGTGGCCTTGAGCCGGATCCCAACCTGCCCGTCGATCAGTGGGCCGACGAGTACATGGTCATCCCGAAGAGTGGCGGCGCGAGCGAGTACGGCAAGTACCGGTCGAGCCGAACGCCACACGCCAGGACCGTGATGCGCGCACTGTCGCCGAGCCACCCGTGCAAGCGCGTCGTGGTGATGGGCGCATCGCAAATGCTCAAGACGCAGGTCGCCCTGAACTTCTTCGGCGCTTGCGTCCATCAGGCACCGTCGAACTTCCTCTGGATTCTTCCGACCGGGAAGCTGGCCAAGCGTGCGAGCAAGCGTATCGACAAGACGATCGACGCCGTGCCCGTGCTGCGCGAGCGAGTCGCCCAGCCGCGGTCCCGCGATGCCGTCAACACGATGGACACAAAGGAGTACGTCGGCGGTTCACTGACCATTGTCACCTCGGGCGCGGCCGCCAACCTTTCCGAGCTGTCGTGCCGCTACCTGGTGTATGACGAAGTGGACAGGGCAGATGCCAACGTAGACGGAGAGGGTGACACGACGGCGTTGGCCGAAGCGCGCCAGACTACCTACGAGCGCAACAAGAAATCCTACTACCCGAGCTCGCCGACGATCAAGGAATCATCAACGATCGAAGCGCTCTACCTGAAGGGGACGCAGCGTGAGGCCCTGGCCGACTGCGTGCATTGCGGTCACGCGCAGACGCTGGTGTTCGAGCGTCTGGAGCAGGGACCCGACGGTCGCGCGCGCTACGCGTGCATCGACTGCGGTGCCTTCATGTATGAGACCGACAAGACGCGGATGTTCGAACGGGGCGGATGGACCGAAGGCGTTGCCGGCGATGGCGAAACGGAGAGCTTCACCATCAGCGGCATGTTTCTGCCCTATGGCTGGTTCTCCTGGCTGGGCCTGCTCAAGGAATACCGCGCGGCCAAGGTGAAGCTGGACGAGGGCAGCGACGAGCTGATGATCACGTTCTACAACACGCGCCTGGCGCGCAGCTGGGAACGGAAGAAAGAGCAGACGAAAGCCAAGGAACTCCAGGACCGCGCCGAGCCATACAAACTGGGCACGGTGCCGAAGGGTGGCCTGATTCTGGTCGCCACGGTCGACACCCAGCCAGACCGCTTCGAAATGAAAGTCGTCGCCTGGGGCGAGGGGATGGAGGGCTGGCTCGTCGATTACCAGATCGTCTCAGGGTCGCCGTCCGAGCAGGCCACGCAGGACAAGCTCGACCAGCTGCTGCTGGGCCGGTATCGCCACGTCGGCGGCCGTATGCTCCCGATCGCCGCCACCTTCATCGACTCGGGTGGCGCGAACACCCAGGATGTCTACAACTTCTGCCGCACTCGCCAGCATCGCCACGTCTACGCGATCAAGGGTCACTCGGTAGCGAACAAGCCGATCATCGGCGCCAAGCCATCTCTGCAGGACGTCAACTGGAATGGACAGGTGATCCCGCAAGGCGTGCAGCTGTGGATGATCGGTACCGACACCGCCAAGGACTACTTGTCCGCACGCTGGAAGTTTGTCGCCGGCCCTGGTGCGATCCACTTCTCGCAGGATCTGCCGAAAGAGTATTACGAACAGCTGACCGCCGAGTATTGCATCACGGTCTGGCGGCGCGGTCACAAGGTGCGCGTGTGGGAAAAGAAGAAAAACGACCGCAATGAGGCCGGCGACCTGATGGTATATGCCGTGGCCTGTGCCTACTACCTGGGCCTGCACAAAAAGACGGCCGGGCAATGGCAGCAGGTACGCGAGTACGTCGATCCTGAAACGCGCGACCTCTTCCTGGATCCGCCAGCAGCCGCGGCGGCTGATATCGCCGCTACCGCTCAGGCGCAACCATCGACCGTAGAAACCATAGCCCGAACCGAATCATGGACGACATCGAAATCGCAACCCCAGTCATCGCCGCCACGTCGTCCAACCGGGAGAGCGTGGTGAGCCAAGATGTCCTCGATAACGCCGACCTGGTCGACGCCATCTTCGCCTTCATCGAAGAAGAATTTCCACAGATGGCGTCGCTAACGTCGAAGCTCAAGGATGAGGTTCGACGTGAATTCAATGGTATCGAGATATACATCCCTCGCAGGTCGCGTGCTGCTCGCGACAAGCTGACGCGCGATGTGCTGAACCTGTTCAACGGCCGTAACGCAACCGAGATTGCGCGGCGGCTGGGAATTGGCCGGGCAACGGTGTACCGCATCATCAAGCAGGAGGGGAGCAAAAAATAGTCTCAGTTTTCCGAGAATTGAGACGACCGCGTCGATACCCTTGGAGGCATGGCCCTCACGCAAACAGACCTCGACGCCCTCGATAAGGCGATTGCCTCCGGCACCCTCGAAGTGGAATTCGATGGTCGCCGGCAGCGTTTCCAAACAACCGCATCGCTGATCAACGCGCGCGACCACGTGGCTCGCGTCCTCAACCAGGGAACCGCGAACCGCGGGCCGCAAGTGTTCGGCTTTCGCTTCACGACCACGCGGGGATTCTGATGGCGAACCCCATTGACCGCGTGATCGGCTGGTTCAACCCGCAGGCCGGGCTAGCTCGCCAGCGCGCCCGTCAGAACCTCCAGCGTGCTTACGAGGCAGCCAGTACGCGTGACGGCTGGCGGCCTCGCCGCGCAGGTGCCAGTGCGAACGCTGACCACCAGGCCGATTCCAAAATGCTGCGCGCCAAAGCACGCGCTCTCGTGCAGAATGTTCCGTACATCGCCTCGGCGCTCGATACGCTCGTTACCGATACCATCGGTACCGGCATCATGGTGCGCGCGATTGGCGCAGAGGCAGTCAAAATCGATGCACTTTTCGCCGAATGGGCAAAAACCGCCGATGCGGATGCCCGCCTGGACTTTCACGGGCTGATCAAAGTAGCCTACACGGCCATGGAACAGGACGGCGAGGTGCTGGTGCGCCTGCGACCACGTCGGCTGAGCGACGGGCTGCCGGTGCCGCTGCAGTTGCAGGTGCTTGAAATCGATTGGCTTGATGACACCCGGATGGGCGGCTACAACGGCAACACGATCATTCAAGGTGTCGAATACGACCAGCTGGGCAAAGTCACAGCCTACTGGTTGTGGGACCAGCACCCTGGAGACGTTGCGCTTGTTCGCGGGCGCAAGATCCAGAGTTCGCGCGTCCCAGCCCAGAACATCATCCACCTGTTCAACCCGAAACGTCCCGGCCAGGGACGGGGCTTCACGCGATTCGCGGCCGTCATCGCGCGCACCCGCGACATGCAGACCTATGAGGACGCAGAACTCGGGCGGAAAAATCTTGAGGCACGCCTGTCCGTCCTGGCCAGTGGCGATACCACTCAGCTGGAACACCCCGCCGCATCCGGTATGCCGGGCAGTGCCGGTGGAGTCCAAGACCTGGGCGAGCTCGGTGGCGGCAACATCTTTGGCATGCCGGCCGGGCTCAACTTTACCGTAGTGGAACCGAAGGCCGCGCCTGGCTACGTCGACTACGTCAAGCTGCAGCTGCACATTATCGCAGCTGCGATCGGCGTGCCGTACGAAGCGATCACCGGCGACATGTCCGAAGTGAACTTCTCCAGTGCGCGTGTGCGCCTGCTGGCCTACCGACGCGCGGTGCAGCAGATCCAGTGGCTTGTCCTGGTGCCCGTGCTGCTGCGCCCGATCTACGAAGCATTTATCGATGCCGCCAATCTGGCCGGAAAAATCCGCGTGGTCAACAAGGCAGTCGACTTCAGCATGCCCAAATGGGACTACGTCAATCCGGAGCAGGAGGTCAAAGCCGATACCGCCGAGATCGCCGCCGGCCTGTCGACGCCGAGCGAGAAGCTTCGCCAGCGCGGCTACGATCCGGACACCGTCTATAAGGAACTCGCAAGCGATCTCAAGAAGTTCAAGGACCTCGGCATCCTCGACGTGCTGCTGTTCATGCAGCGAGGGAATATGCCAACCCAGCCTGATGCCGGCCCCGGCACCGATAAAAACACTTAAGCAACCGCGTGCGTGCCACGCATGAAGAGAGGTTACAACAATGTCCGGACTTACCGACTACGCACAAAATAAGATTACGGATGCCCTGTGGCGCGCCCAGGCGCTTGGTGCTCCGGCCACGCTCTACTTCGGGCTGATCTGCGCGACCAAGGGCACGCGGACCAATTCGACAGCCTATGCGCTGAACGACACGATTATCGTCCTGATCGGAGGCAAGTACCAGCTGTACAAATGCACGACGGCCGGCACGACGGCCGCAGCTCAGCCGGGTTCGTATGTTGGAGCTGTCGCCGAAGCGATCACCGATGGCACGGCCGTCTTTACCGAGCAAAGCGCCGCACTCGACGCGGGCACCTACACGGAGGTGTCGACTTCCAGCACCGGCTATGCACGCGTCGGAGTTGCATGCTCGCTCGCCAACTTTGCCGGCACGCAGAGTGCTGGCTCGACGACGGCCTCAACCGGCACGAATGGCACGACTTCGAACAATGGAGCCATCAACTTCGGCACGCCGACGGCGCAGTGGCATCCCACCGGCGGCTTGATTGTTGGTGTCGTCGCGTTCGATGCGGCCACCGCCGGCAATCCGTGGTGGTGGGGCATGCTCGCCGCAGGCAAGAACGTGAACAGTGGTGACTCGGCACCGAGCATCGCCGCTGGTGCGTTGACGTCGCAAATCGGAGCCTGACGATGTCGACCGAGGAACAGCGACAGGTGTTGCGTGATGAGGTCGCCAACGACCCCAAAGGCCTCGGATACGCAACGCATCTGCCGGCGTCGCCTGGGCTGGTCGTCGACCTGCTCAACGCACTGACCGATACCGCGCTTGGGCCGTTGCGCTCGACCACCGCAAAGGCATGGGCTGCGGGTGGGCCCTATGCCCGAATTGTCGATGCCAGTAACGACGCCGAGAGCCCATGTCGCTCGTCCTGCCTCGTGATCCGCGAGTCTTTCGCGTGCGGCGACCCTATTCACGTGGAAGACCCGGAGCTGCAGGCAATGCTCGCAGTATGGGTTCAACACGGGGTCGCAACACAAGCGGAAGTGGACGCGTTGTACGCGCGCGCTCAGCAGCCAGTAAGCCGCGTAACGAAGCTCGGCCTGGGTGACGTAACCATCCTCGATCTGATCGAGGCAGGGGTGGTGTAACAACAACCTTTAAGACCGTCCGATGACTACCCTGAATCCGAATTACGCTACCCCGCAATCGTACTCCGTCGCGTCCAGCCTGGCCGCGGCGAACTACGACCTCACGCTCACCTCGTACAACAGCACGACGAACAAGCCAGTCGACGTGCTGTTTGAGTACGTGGCCACCGTGGCCGCCTCGTCGACGGGTAACAAGCAAATTGTCCTGTTTGTGCAGGCATCGATGGACGGCACGAACTGGCCACCAGTTCCGTCCAGCGTGACCGACACGACGCACGACACGTCGATGCAGCAGCTCGGCGCGATCCCGACCAACGGCGGCGCAAGCTCTGAAACGGCGCGCCCGCCGCGCCCGTACAGCATCGCCGCAGCGTTCGGCGGGATCGTGCCGCCATATTGGCGCGTGATCGCCAAAAATGATTGCGGCGTCGCGCTGTCGTCCTGTTCGGCTCGCACTCAGGAAATCAGCCTGACGGCGGCGTAACGTGGGCGCCCCGCTCCCGCTGTTTGTGACCCGGCAGCAGCCGGCGCAGATAGTCCCCATCGACGCCGACAATCCGATCACGGTCGGATTGCTGTCGGCACGCACGGGCATTCACATTCCGACGAATGCGCCCGGTCTCGCCGGTCGCTACATGACGCGCACTAGCACGGGCGGCCTGGTCAACCCAGACATCATCCCGAGCACGAGTGTCACCAACGGCACGATGACGGGGTTGAACGCCGTCACGTTTGTTGCTCTCATCCGGCGCAATAACGCCAGCAACTCAGGGGCGCAGTGGGCGTCCCGATACCGATCCACTGGCAGTGTCAACGCTACTACCTTTGGCCTGGGCTTCAATGCCTATAACAGCAATACGAGCCTTATTTTTACCGGCCCAACGAACTCGGTTGGGTGGACTGCTCCAGGCGCCCCGGCATCTGGCGAAGTCATGTTCATCGCTGGGGTGTGGGATAAGGTCAATAATCTCCAGACCTTGTATGTAAACGGCGTCGCCGTCGCCACCGGAGCCGCTGGCGCCAATGCTATCCCTGCAAACGGCTACACGATGTACGAAGCCGACTGTGCAGGGGGTAACACCAATACCGGCGTCCTGCCCTTTGCGAACCTGATATACGGCCGCGCATTGACGCCGGCCGAGATTTACGCGCTGTACCTGAACATCTGGCAGGTGTGGACGCCACCGATGAGCCTGGTCAGCTATGCGGTGCTGACGTCGAGCGCGGCCGCCGCGCCAGCTGTTCTTCTCGCCGCGTCTGGATCATCGACGAGCGTTTCGGTGGCGACGTTGACCGCCGCCGTGCGCTTGTCCGGCGCTGGCGTCAGTTCGTCGTCCGGCGGAGTCGCGCTGTCATCCGGTATGGCGTTGTCGACGGCGTCCATGTCGATGACATTGGCTGCCGCGGCCGTGTCCGCCGGTATCGTCCTGGCTGCTGCCGGGGCCTCGGCTGGAACTGCTGGCGCGGCGATGGCTGCAGCCGTCAAGCTGTCCGTTGCTGGTGCCGCGTCATCGTCTGGCAATGCCGCGCTATCGACAAATGGCGCGAGCTGGACCGCAAGCGGCTCTTCGGTCGTCAGTGCCGGCGCGGTGATGTCGACGTCGGTTCGACTGACCTCCGCAGGAGTGTCGCCGTCCACCTCTGGCTCTGCGCTGACGTCTCCCGGTTTGCCATGGGCGGCGTCGGGTGTGGCGCCGTCCCGGGCGTCATGCGCCTTGACCGCGACTGTGCGGATTGCGACGGCCGCCATTGCGGCAGCCAGGGCAAGCGCAGCGCTCACGGCGTCGCTGGGATCTCATCTCCCGGTAGGAATCGATGCAGGCTTGGTCGCGGTGTCGCATACGGTTGTTTTCCCAGGATGCGGAAGCCGGACAGTCGTCTTCGATGGCGGGAGCAGGGTAGTGGAGTTTGAGGGCGGTACACGCGTCGTCGAGTTCGGCGGCGCAATAAACGCGGTTCCATTCTGACCGCACGACAGATAGGGAGTACACGAATGGCGACAGCGCCTTATTTCAAAAACGGGAAGTGGTATATCGATGTTGACCCCGACGACCACAATTACGTCGTAGCTAACGTCGGGAATGATCTCACTGATCGCGCCACGACGGCATCATCCGTCGTTTGCATTCTCAATGGCGTGACCGTCCTAGAAGGCCCGGACGCGCAGGGGGCGCTGATGGTCGCGCTCGTTACGGTCGATCAGGTTGCGAATGTGGCCGAGCCGAGCATTACATTCCGCGTGACATGTGTAAATACCGAGCGGTTCGATCGCACAATCTGGCTCAATCTGGAAGACCACTGATGATCAACGCGAAGGATCTGCCCGCCGCGCGGGCGCAGGCTACAGTGGCCGACACAGCAAAGTCAGTTTCGTCCAGCAAAGCCTCAACTGAATTGGCGCCATCGGGCATGCAGTCGACCGGTCGCGTCAAGCCGGGCTTGATGCTCGATAAGGGCAAATATTACGTCGTGGATCGGGATAAATAACAGAATCAAAAATTGTCTCAGTTTTCCGAGAATTGAGACAAAGCAATCAGCAGAATGGTGAGCATGACAACGCCATCTTCTGCGCCGAGCGCGCCCAACGTCAATCGCGGTACCCCGAGCATGCCGGTGATGAACCGTGCTGCGACGCTGGTGCCGACCACGTTCAACGAAGCAGACAATACCGTCGACCTGGTGTGGACCACTGGCGCGAGTGTGCTGCGCTACGACTGGTACAACGACACGCAGTACGACGAAGAGCTCGTCGTCACCGCCGAAGCTGTAGACATGAGCCGCTTCGATGCCGGCGTCGTGCAGGTGATCGACAATCACCGCGTCAACGGCGGCGTCGCATCAATCCTGGGCGTTGCAGTACGCGGGGCCATCGAGAACGGTGAGGGAAAAGCTACTGTTCGCTTGTCGGTACGGCCGGAAATGGCCGGTATCGTGGCGGACATCAAGGCCGGCATCATCCGCTCGATTAGCTTTGGCTATCGTGTCATCCGCTACGAAATTATCCCGCCGAATGCACGTACCGATGGCGGCAAGATCCCACTGTACCGTGCCGTCGCTTGGCAGCCTTACGAAATCAGTTTCGTGACCGTCCCGGCCGACCCTGACGCAAACACGCGCAGCGCGCCGCAGAACGGCCACCCATGCGAATTCATCACCCGGGCGCCCGCCCAATCGTCTCAACCTTTACTGGAAGATCCTATGACCACTGCAACCACGACGGGCGCACCGACCACCGCGCCCACCGATGCAACCCGTAACACCCCGGCACCGGCTCCGGTGGCACCTGCGCCCACCGCTGACCCTGTCGCACTGGCTGCGCAAGAGGCGGCGACCCGCGCAGCGGACATCACCGAACTGTGCACCCGCCACAACGTCAGCAACCTGGCGGTCAGCCTGATCCGTGCGAACAGCACGATTGACCAAGCTCGTGCCGCGATCCTCGACGAGCGCGTCCGTCTGGACGCGGCCGGTGGTGGCATGCGCAACGTGCGGGTCGAAACCGTCCGCGACGAACATCAGACCCGCCTGAACGGCATCAGCGAGGCAATCATGCACCGCGTGAATTCGCGCGCCGAGCTGACCGACAACGGCCGCCAGTACCGGGGCATGTCGCTGATCGAAGTGGGTCGCGACCTGCTGGAGTCGTGCGGCGTCAATACGCGCGGCATGGATCGTCTGACGCTGGCGACCAACATGCTGTCGTTCCGCTCGGGTGGCATGATGACCACGAGCGACTTCGCCAACCTGTTCGCCAACGTCGCAAACAAGCGTCTTCGCCAAGCCTACGAGGAGAATCCGGGCACGTACCAGATGTGGGCGCGCCGCGCACCGAACGCGCCGGACTTCAAGAACATGAGCGTCGTCCAGCTGTCCGGCGCGCCTGACCTGCTGCAGACCAACGAACACGGCGAATTCAAGTATGGCGGTATGACCGATGGCGCCGAAGCCTACAAGGTTCTGACGTTCGGCCGCATCGTTTCGCTGTCGCGTCAGTCCATCATCAACGACGACCTGCGCGGCTTCGATCGCCTGGTCGCCGCATTCGGCGGAAGCGCGGCCCGCCTGGAAAACCGCCTGGTCTACAGCCAGCTGACCGCAAACGCGAACCTGGCCGACGCCCTCGCACTGTTCGAAGGCACGACCCACAAGAACCTTGCCTCGGGCGCTGGCTCGGCGCTGCAGTTCTCGGCGCTGACGACGGCGCGCGCTGCGATGCGTGTGCAAAAAGGCATGCAGGGCGAAGAACTGAATCTGACGCCGTCGTACCTCATCGTTCCGGCCGCGCTGGAGCAGACGGCGTACCAGCTGACCAGTTCGAACTACGTGCCGGCCAAGCAGGCCGACGTGAACGAGTTCCGTACCGGCGGACGCACTTCTCTGGAGCCGATCGTCGAACCGGTTCTGGACGCCAACAGCACGACCACCTGGTATATGGCCAGTAACAGCAACCAGGTCGACACCGTCGAGTATTGCTACCTGGACGGTGCCGAGGGTCCGGTTATCGAGACGCAGGCCGGCTTCGAAGTCGATGGACTCTCGTACAAATGCCGTCTCGACTTCGCTTCGAAGGCGATCGACTACCGCGGCCTGTACAAAGCCGTCGGCGCGTAACAGACCAGCTGATCGATAACCCTCAAACAAGGAATACGGATGAAGAACTATGTGCAATCCGGTGACGTGATCACCATCACCGCCCCGTACGCGCTGACGGCCGGCCAAGGCGCACTCGTCGGTTCGCTGTTCGGCGTGGCGACCTGCGACGCCGCCAACGGCGCCAACGTCGACGTCATGCCCGAGGGCGTGTTCGATATCACGGCGCTGCAGACGGATACGGGCGCTGCCGGTACGAAGATGTACTGGGACAACGCGGCCAAGCGCCTGACGACGACCTCCACGGGCAACACGCTCGTCGGCTGTCTGACCGCCGCCAAGGGCAGCAGCGATACCACTGCGCGCGTCTACCTGGACGGCTGCATCCGCTGACCGCCGCTATGACGTTCGCGCTCCTCAAAGCCATGACGAACGCCAGCGTGCTCAACACGCTGGCCGACGCGCAGGTCCGGTTCGCCGGCAGCGATGTCGATGTGCCTGGTCTGTTCAAAGACCCGTCGACCGTGGCCGCCCTCGGCATCGGTGCGGACGATACGAGCCCGATCGTCACGGTGGCAACCAACGCGGTGCCGGATGATCCGGCGGAACAGACGGTGCAGGTTGACAGTGTGTCGTACCTGATTCTTCGCGCTGCGCCGGATGGTACCGGCCTGACGACTCTCACTTTGGAGCGTGTTTGATGAGCACACAGTTCTCGCAAATTGTTGGCGCCATCGTGACCGCCCTGCAGGCCACGCCGGCAGTTTGCCCGAAAGTGTATCGTGCGCGCCCCGACAGCGTCCCGGAGCAGTTCGACCAGGCGGTCAACGTCCAATGGGAGCAGGGCATTGCGGGCTTCGGGACGATCCACGGCGCACCCATTGACTGGACGACGAAAGTGTCCGTCGAGTGCTTCGCACGGAGCCAGACGGATACGGGCGACGTGGCGGTGGATCCGCTTCTCTCAGCCGTGTTCGCTCGTCTTGCGCAAGACACGACGCTGGGCGGCCTGGTCGCCGACCTGAACGTTGCAGGCGTCGAAGCCGAGAACTCGTCCGACGGAAAGAAGACCGGGTGGGTTCGGCTTACCTACATCGCCCAGCACCGCACCGACAACGGAACCCTGAACTGAAACCGATATGACCCAGCAAACCGAAAACCTGACGAGCAATGCCGCTCGTGAAATTCCAACGCCGCCAGGCGGTGGATCGTGGACCTTCGACGAGGCCGCATGGCAGTGGAAATCCAACGACCCGGCCCCCGAACAAGTGCCGGCCACGACCGGAGGTGATGCCGCGAACACCTCCACTGAACAGGAGTAAGCCGAATGCCCCGCTATACACGAAATACCCTGATCGCCGCGGCGATCGAGGCCACTACCGGAACCGACGCGTTGCCGACCGGCGCGGCCAACGCGATCCTGATCTCCGATCAGAGCATTACGCCGCTCGATTCCCAGAACATCGACCGCTCGCTCGTTCGCGGTTTCTTCGGCGCGAGCGACCAGCTGGTCGGCCCGGCGAGCGTGAAGCTCGGCTACACGGTCGAGCTGGCCGGCTCGGGCACCGCCGGCACCGCGCCCGCCTGGGGCAAGCCGCTGCAGGCGTGCGCGGTCGCTGAAGGCATTCTCGCCACGCCGGCGCGCGTGGAGTACACGCCGGTATCGACGAACCTTAAGGCGGCCACCCATTATTACTACGACGATGGCGCGCTGCATAAGCTGCTGGGCTCGATGGGCGACTTCACGATCTCGGCGAAGGTCGGTGACCGCCCGACGATCGCTTTCGACTTCATCGGCCTGGACGGCGGCATGAGCGCCGCGTCGGATACCGGCACCTTCACGGCCTGGAAGAAGCCGGTCGCCATGACGAAGGCCAACGTCGTCGACATCACGCTCGGCGCGTCTTACGCTGCGGGCGCACTGACTGCCGGTACCGTCTATTCGAGCACCGGCCTGGAACTCAAGGCCGGCAACCAGTCCGCTTTCACGCCTCTGCTGGGCAGCGAGTCGGTGGATATCACCGATCGCGAGTCGACCGGTAGCGTGGAGCTTGACTTGACCGCTGCCCAGGAAGTGGCGCTGATGACGAGCGTCAAGGCGAATGCCACCCAGAGTCTGGCCATCACGATCGGTACCACGGCGGGCAACAAGATCATCCTTTTCGCGCCCGCCGCGCAGCTGCTGAACCCGAAAAAAGTCGAGAAGAACGGCAAACGCCTCATTGGCTACGACGTGCGCTTCATGCCGGTCAACGGCAACGACGAGTGGCGGATCGTCGTCCTGTAACCCTATTTCTACCTCAAACACGAAAGACCTATATGGCACTCAAACTCGTCGTCCGCAGCAAACTCCGCGTCCCGGTCAAGGGCAGCATCGCCGGTGAAGACGGCAAGCCGGTCGCGTTCAGCTTCGTGCTCCTGTGCGATCGCCTGACGCAGACCCAAATCGAAGATGCGATGCGGGACAAGGATACGCCGGTGGTGGACTTCATCCGGCGTGTAACCCACGGCTGGGAAGACATCCTCGACGACGCGGGCCAGCCGATGTCCTTCGACGAAGACGGCTTCTCGGCAGTCATGGACCAGGCTGGTCTGCCGGGGGTCTGCTTCCAGGCTTATATGAAAGAAGTTGGCGCCGTCGCAAAAAACTGAAGGAGGCCGCGCGCCTGATGGCGCGTGGCCAGCTGCAACTTGATTCGCAAACTGATGAAGAGGCCAGCGACGACCTGGCTGCAGCGTTCGCGGCCTTTGGCCTTCAGTGCGAAGACGGCATCGCTGTCGACCAGGACGAATTCTGGCTGTGGCCGGAAAACGAGGAAGTGTTCTGGTTGTGGGCCGGTTTGCAGACGCAGTGGGTTGTCGGCATGGCCGGCGCTGTCGGCCTGAATTACGCCGGCGTTGAGTCGGACCTTCGATTGCGCGGCATTCCGAAAAAAAGGCGTCGGGCCATCTACCTCCTCATCAAACACATGGAACAAGCGGCGCTCGACGAGTGGGCGGCGAAACGATAGGGCGCACGCAATGTCATTCTCACCGGGATCCGGCGCGGTCATCAGATTTACTGTGGAAGGCGCACAGACCGCGCAACGCCAGATCGAGACGATCGGTAGCTCCTTCGATCAGTTAGGAGCCTTTGCGCGTACGGGTTTGGCAGCGCTGGCCGCTGGCTACGCTGCATTGAACATCGGTGCATATGTCAAAGATGCGACGCTCCTGGCCGCGCGCTATGAGACGCTGGGCATCGTCATGCACACCGCAGGCGTGAATGCCGGGTATTCCAATGCACAGATGGACGCTTATGCCAAGGGGTTGGAAAAAAGTGGTATCTCGATGGTGAAGGCGCGGGAAGCCATGACGGCGATGACGACGGCGAACCTGGACAACAACAAGTCCGTGGAGCTGGGGCGCATGGCACAGAATCTTGCCGTGGTCGCCAACAAGAGTTCGTCGGAGACCCTGACTGATCTGATCACGAACATTCAGCAGGCCGATACCGAGGGCCTGAAGTACATGGGCATCATCCTGAACCAGGACGAGGCCCTTCAAAAATACGCCACTTCCCACAACACCGTAACCAAAGCCCTGACCCAGACCCAGAAGGCGGAAGCGATTCAGGCAGCGGTCATGCAGCAGGGCGCCAAGTACGCAGGAATCTACGAAAGGGCGATGGGCACGGCAGGCAAAGCCCTGAGCTCTCTCGACCGCTACTTCGAGAACATCAGGGTCCGGTTGGGAACGCCGTTCCTGGAAGGCTTTGCCCAAGGCGTATTCGGCGTTACCGACGGAGTCAAGCACCTGAACACGTGGCTGGACGAGCTTGAAAAAAACGGTGCCATGGAGAACTTGGCCAAGTCCATCGGTTCTTTAGCCGGCGGCACGATCGGCGTCATCAAAGACGTCATTGGCGCCATCGGCGATATGGGCACGGCGCTCGTCAACACAGGCCAGGCGGCCGGGGAATTCTTCACCAAGTACCTTGGCGGGATGGCAACGCTCAAAACCGCGACGATCGCCTTCGCGTTGTTGTTATCCGGATTCATGGTCGAGCAAGCGTTGATCGGGTTTCGCGCGCTTAGCGCGGCGGCCTGGGCGGCGGCTCTGCAGGTAGGTGGCGCATTTACCGCTATGAGCGCGGCCGCCACGACCATGCTGCGAGGCTTGCAGTTCAGCGCAGCGCTGATCGGCTGGGGTCCGGCGATCCTGCTCGCAGGTCGAATGGCGATTGCCGCCATTGGCACGACGATCGCATCGATTCCCGGAGCGGTAGGGGCATTGACATTGGCAGCAGGGGGCACGCTCGGCTACCTCCTCGTGAAAGGGTTTGGCGACAGCATCAGCAAAGGGGTTTCGTTCCTCCTGCCGAAGTTCATCGACGACGCCGTGGACAAGGCTGTTGCCTACGCTGTTAAAAAATTCAGTGATTTGCCCGAAGTCAGCGAGGCGATCGTAAAAGGCAATCCCGTAGACGATGCGAAGGCGGCGGAAAACAAGGCCGAGAAGGACCGCAAAGAACGACTGATGCGTGAGATGAACAACTCGGTTGTTGCCGCGGAGAGCCAGATCGCCATCACGTCGGCCGCCAACACCAGGCTCAAGGCGCTGAACGATCTGCGTGACCAGGAGCTCAAACAATCTCTTGACCAGCGCATCATCACCCAAGCCGACTATCTCCAGAAAAAGGAAAAGCTGGACGTGGCCGAGGCTCAGGGGCAGCTCAGCCAGATTGCAGCTCAGAAAGCGCAGCTGGCTGCGTACATGGCCGCTTTCAAGGCCGGCGCACCACTGGGCCAAGGACGTGACCCTGCCGCCGACGCCAACGAGATGATCAAGCTGTCGGGCGAAGAAGCTGCAGCACAGACCAGGCTCAATGCAGTAAAGCAGAACTATGCCTACCAGATCGCCGACGCCGTAATCGAAAGCTACACGAAGGAATTTGGTTCGATTACCAGTATCGTGGAAGCGCAAGAACAGCTCGTGCGCGTGACCCGGCAAACCTTTTTGGAGGCCGGAAAGACGGCCGAGCAACGTGAAACGATCGGCGCCCAGCGTATGCAATCGGCCGCCGATGAACTGTCCGCCGAGCAAGAGGCCAAGCGGGCCAACGGCACCGCTACCAAAGAGTACATCCAGAACACTTCGGCAATGATCACGGCGCTGAATCAGATGGGGCAGGCACGCCTGAAAGCCTTAGGCTCGAACGTTGCCACCAGCTTCATCAATGATACCAAGGCGATGCGTGACGATACGGTGGCGCTGTATGCGGACATGAAGAACACGTTCCTCGGCACGGAGGAAGAACGCGTGCGTGCAGCAGCAGCAGCTTCGATACGTCTGGCAGACATTCGCAAGCGGGACGCCGACGCTGCGATCGACGGTACCAACGATACCGACGCGCAGAAGATCGCCGCCAAAATGAAAGTCCTCCAGGCATACAACGATTACGTCAACTCGGTGAACAAGAACGCCGATGCCAAAGCCCTGCAAGGCTCCAGGGGGTTCGAGACGTTGAAGGACGCTATCGGATCTGCATTCGACGTGAATAGGATTGAATTGTTCGGCCAGGCGATGAGTGATGCCTTCGGCAATGCCGGTGCGGCATTAGGTAGCTTGGTCGACGCGTTCTCCCTTTACGCTCAGCAGCAGCGAGACAATGAAAGTGCGCGTGAGGTCGCGAACACGCTATACAAGACTGACGCCAACAAACTGGCCGCGGCCCAGTCGGCAATTACGATGAAGCAGCAGCGTGAGCAGCTGGGATATTACGGGAATATCGCCGGCGCAGCTAAAGGATTCTTCAAACAGAACACGACTGGTTACAAGCTCCTGGAGGGGGCGGAAAAGGAGTTCCGACTGATGCAGTTGGCCTTCCAGATGGAATCGTTGTACACCCATCTGTTTGTGACCACCGCGAAAACGACCGCCACGGTAACTGGGCAGGCTGTGGAGACTGGCGCGGTCGCTACCGGAGAGGCAGCGCGCAACGCCATTAAGGTCCCTGGCGTATTCCTGTCGTTCATGAGCGCCCTCGGACCGTGGGGGACTGCCGCCGCCGCTGTTGCGATCGCAGCTGTGATGGGTGGCGCCTTCAGTGGCGGGGGCGGTGGCGGTGGCGTCAACCCTAACTCCGCTGATGAGCGGCAAAAGGTTCAGGGCACCGGTACCGTGCTTGGCGATTCAAAGGCCAAATCCGATTCAGTCGCAAATTCGCTCGAGATCATGAAGAAGAACTCCGAATTGGAGCTCGACTATCAGAACTCGATGCTCACCGCGCTCCAGAACATCGCGTCAGCGCTGGGCGGTGCGGCCAAGGGCATATCGCAGACGGCTGGCATCACCGGCGGCAGCGCGTTCGGTACCGTCGCATCGTCCGACAAGGCATTCGTCGGTGCGTCCCATACCAAGGACATCACCGACAGTGGCGTGCAGTTCTCCGGCACCTTTGGCCAACTCCGAAGCGGGGGCGGCATGGGCCGGCAGTACGAGGACGTGTACACCACCAGTGACGGCGGGATGTTCCGCAGTGGGTGGTCCCGGACCGACACGAACTACAAGGCCCTGTCGGCGGAGGCGATGAAACCTTTCTCGCTGATCTTCGACAACATGGGCAATCTGCTCGTGGATGCCGGCGCTAAGCTTGGCCGTGACAGCGCCTCGTTGACCGACGCAATCAACGGCATTGGCATCGACTTTGGCGTCAGCCTTCGCGGACTGAGCGGGCAGGACCTTACTGATGCTTTGAATGCAGGGGTGAGTGTCGCGTTTGACAAGGTCACTACGCAGTTGTTCCCGACCATTCAGCAGTTCCAGAAGATGGGCGAGGGCCTGGGCGAAACGCTGGTGCGAGTGGCATCCGACGTGCAGGGTGTCCAGAGCGTATTCGGGTCAATGGGCAAGGCTGTTGGCAACATGTCCATCGAAGCGAAAGAGCGGCTGGTTGAGGCTTCGGGTGGCCTGGATGAGTTTGCGTCGGCAGCAAAGTCATTCATGCAGAACTTCTACACGGAGAGCGAGCAGCGGGCAGCCACGAAGGCGAAGCTGAATCCGGTTCTCGCGCAGTATGGGCTTTCAACAGAGGGTCCCGCAGCGCAGAAGATGTTCAAGGATTTCGTCACGGGCCTCGATACTTCCACCGAGGCTGGCGCCGGCACATACGCGATGCTGATGAAGCTGCAGCAGGCATTCTTCGACGTCACCGATGCTGTTGCGAGCGAGCGTAAGGATCTGCTGGACCAACTCGACGAAGCGACGATGACCGAGACCCAGCTGCGTCAAAAGGAGCGTGACGCGTTGGACGACAGCAACCGCGCACTGTATGACCAGGTGCAGGCTGCCAAGAAGGCCAAGGACGCGCAGGACGCGGCGAAGAGCAGCTTGGGGAGCTTCATCAACCAGATGAACTCGTTCGCGACCATGGCAAAGGGGCTGAACAACAGCCTCGTGCTTGGAAGCCTGACGACTCTCACGCCGGAGCAGCAGTACGCCGAGGCGCGCCGGCAGTTTGAGCAAACCCGGCAGGCAGCATCCGCTGGTGACGCCACGGCGCAGGGCAACCTGTCGTCGATCGAGCAGGCCTTCCTCCAACTGTCGCAGAAGATCAACGGCGGGGACGCGGCCTATTCGTCCGACCTGGCAACCGTCATGCGCACCAACGACGATCTGTCCAGGTGGGCGACGAATTCGGTCGACGTTGCGCAGGCGAGCCTCGATGCTCTCACCAATTCGTCGGCCACGCTGACGGACATTAGCGCAACGCTGACGATGATCGCCCAGAAAGGACAGTTGGCGTCGCCCGCGGCTGGAACTACTCCCTCGTACACGCCTATCGACTACTCGAGCGTCGGCACTAGCAACATGACTGCCCTGGTCGGCGAGATTAAGGCGTTACGTGCATCGAACGAGGCTATGGCCGCCGAGCTGAAAGGCCTTCGTGACGACCAGCAGAAGCAGACCGGTGACCTGATCCAGGCCGGCGCAGCAAGCAGCCAGCAGGCTGCCGAAACCGTCGTCGAGGGGTTCCGTGAGGCCGTCACCGACGCGGCATACGCAGAGGCCAATTCAACAAGGGAGATCAAGTGATCACTGATGCACAGTTTGCTGCGTGGCTGGGAGACTCCAGCGCGCAGCGCGTCATGCTGTTCGAAGTCGGCGTCAAGAGCGCCGGCGTCGACACGATCCGATACCTGTCGACGAAAGCGTACATCGGCTCGGCCGCGACCCCATATCAGGCCGTCGTCGCCGGCGGCCTGAAGGTGACCGAAGCGATCTCAATGGATTCCAACGCCAGCCTTTCCGCTGGTGACATCGAAATCTTCAACGCCAACGGCGCGCGCGACGCCTGGCTGGATGATGTGTGGGCAAACCAGCCGGTGAATGCGTTTCTCGGCGATGTGAGGTGGGCCCGCGCTGACTTCCGCCAGGTGTTTGCCGGGACGGTCGTCGATATCGATAGCAAGTCGAGGGATCGGCTCAATCTTCGGCTGGTCAACAAGCTCGAATTGTTGAATACGCCTGTCACAGACGTAAAGATTGGCGGCAGTGCGACGAATCCGGATGCACTGGTGCCGGTCCTGCTGGGGGAGGGCAGCAACCTCAGCCCGGTGCAGACCAACCCGAACACGTTGGAGTATGCCTTCGGCGACGGCGTGAACGAGGGCGTCATCGAGGTGCGGACGGATGGGAAGCCGCGCGGTGCGGTCACGGTAACGCCTAGCACCGGCCGGTTCGTGTTCAACGAGGCGGTCGGCACGGGCGTGGTGACCTGCAGCGCCCAGGGCACGAAGTTCAACGGCACCTACGTGAACACGATCAGCCAGCTTGTGCAGTACCTGGTCACGCAGCGCGGCAAGTCGACGACGCGCTTCGCCACGTCGGATCTTGACACCGCCCAGCTAGCGGCCTTTGACACGGCGAACCTGCAACCGGTCGGCCTGTGGCTGACCGAGCGGACGAATGTGCTCGTCGCATGTCAGCAGCTGGCCAGCAGCGTCGGCGCTCAGCTCGCGATGTCCATGACCGGCAAGCTGCGCCTGATCCAGTTCGCGATCCCGTCTTCGGCGACGACTGTGATTCCGCGGTCGCAGCAGCTCGATCGCAGCATCAGCATCGTCAACCGGACGGAGGTAGCGGCCGCCGTGAAGATCGGCTACTGCCGCAACTGGACCGTGCAGGACAAGCTGCAGACGTCCTTGCCTGACGCGCACAAGAACCTGTACGCACAGGAATGGCTGTCCGTCACGGCAGTCGATACCGCGGTGCAGGCGACGTACAAGCGCGACGCCGAGCCGGACCTGGTCGAGACGTGTCTGCTACGCAAGACGGATGCGCAGGCCGAAGCGAACCGCCGCCTAGCGATCGTGAAGGTGCCGCGCACGACGTATCGCTTCGAGGCCACGCCGGCGCAGCTGCTCACGGAGCTTGGGCAGGCCGTCACTCTCTTCAGTAACCGCTTCGGCCTCTCGGCGGGCAAGGTCGGGATCGTGACCTCGCGCTCGGTTGACTGGGGCACCCTTCGTTCTACACTGGAGGTAACCGTCTGATGGCAACTGTCGTCAATGACCGCGACGTGCTGATCATGGGCGCGTCGCCGCGCTTCAACCCGCCGACGGATCGCGGCATGTTCCTCACCCCGCCGGCTTCCATTTTCAAGGTGTCATCGGACGGGTTGACGGCGTCGCCAAGCTCATTCACGTTCACGGCGACCCTGTTGAATATGACCGGTACCGTGACCTGGTCGTACAGCGGCGGCATAGCGCTGTCCATCAACGGCAACACGGCCACGCTCAGCTTCGCCAGCTTTTCGGCGGTGTCCGGCACAATCACGGCGAGCATCACGGTCGACGGGCAGCCTTACTCGCAGACCGTGACCGTCTCGAAAGTGGCGGATGGTGCCGTCACCTACACGTGGGTCAAGTACGCGGACTCTGCCGCCGGCAACGGCCTGAGCGACGACCCGACCGGTAAATCTTACATCGGCCTTGCCTACAACAAGTCGACCGCAATTGAGTCGACCGTCGCGTCGGATTACGCCTGGTCGCTGATCAAGGGCACTGATGGGGTGCCAGGCGCCAAAGGTGCGGACGGCGCGACTCTCTACACCTGGATCAAGTACTCGGACGTCGCCGATGGCACAGGCCTCTACGACACGCCAACCGCGTCGACTCAATATATCGGCCTGGCCGTCAACAAGGCCACTGCAACTGAGTCGACGCTGAAGACCGATTACGTGTGGTCGAAGTTCAAGGGTGATCAGGGTGTCCCCGGGAATCCCGGCGCGCAAGGCATTCGCGGCAACGTCGACATCGCCGCGGTCACGACAGGCAGTGTGTGGTCGGATAGCGAGGCCGTCGCCGCGCTGACTGCGGCTGGATGGGGCGCGCCGCAGAATCGCGACCTGGTCAAGCTGTACAAATCGGACCGGACTTTCAGCGCGCAGAAGATGTACAACGGCAGCGCTTGGGTAGCGGTCGACTACGTGTATGACGGCAGTGTCTTCGTCAAGGGTTCGATCCTGCCAGAGGCGATCGATACCCGAGGGCTGACCGTCAAAGATGCGCAGGGCAACCTAATCCTTGGCGCCGGCTCGGCGCTGCCTACTTCGTATCTGCCGGCCGGTGCGCTGAACAGCAACGTCAGCATCAGCTCCAACGGAGCGTTGAGCGGCGGTGGCGGCGGCCAGGTGACGATCGGCGGCCTGGGCTATACCGGCGCGCTGAACGCCACCTATGGCGCGACCATCGGAGTGAACCTGGGCGGCCAGATGACAGCGGCGAATATCTCGACCTTCATCGCGGCCGCCGCCATCGGGCTGGCCCTGATCGACAAGGCGAGCATCGGCAACCTGCAGGCTCTCAGTGCAACGATCGGATTGCTTCGCACCGCAACGTCCGGTGCGCGCGTCGAGATCGCGGATAACCTGATCACTGGCTACCGCTCGAACAACACGATGAGCTTCAAGATTTCTTCATAACATGCCACTCATCATTTACGACAACAGCGGCGGCGAGGTCTGGAATTCCGACACCGTGTCGGGCGGTGTGATCGCTACGATCAAGTCGTATGCCTCGACTTCTACGGACACGCTGACATTCCCGGCATTCGCCGGCCGCAGTGCGCAGATCGTGAATCTGCTCACGTACGTCACCGCCGGCAAGGGCAGTCAAAACGTGACACTGGACTTCGCCCTGGGCTATCCCAGGGTCACGGTCGCCACATCGTCGGCCGCCCGGAAATTCGCACTGGTCGTGTACTGATGGAACTGACCTTCTACAACCCGAACAACGAACTGACATTCTCCGCGGACGGGATCACGTACAGCTACGTCGGACAGGCGTCCGCGACGGGGATCGTTCAGGCTGGGAGCGACCCCATCGAGAACTACTGTGGTTCCAGCACCTACACCATCAGCTGGGCCGGCGACATCGTCGTCGTGCTTCCGCTCAAGACGAACGGACCGACTGTGCTGGTGGAAACCACGCAGTCTGGATCGACGTGGACGATCACGGTCATGAAGGGCAACGGCACGCTTGATGCTCTCGGCTTCCCGGTGCAGGAGTACACGGAGGTCTACGTCTTCGGCGCGCCGCCGAGCACAGCCACGTCGCAATTCATGATCTACGACGTCAATGGCGTTCCAAGTGGCGACCTGTCGCGCCGCCCACTGCTGTCAAAAGGGATCCTGACCCTCAGCGCTGACCCACTAAATCACACATGGACGCCACCATCGCCAATTTCCTCTCCCGGCATCATGGGCGTCCCCTACGGCTACAACACGTCGTCGACGCAGTCGGGCATGTGGACCAATAAGACATTGGCTTACGCGTGGATCCTTGAGACGTCGGGCGCCGTGACGAGAACGACCTACCAGACGGCGTGGACGAAAGACGAGGCTTCAATCGGGAATTCCGTGAACTTGTTCCCGGCCGCCGCAATTATGACAACCGTAGCAGGACTCTGATATGCCAATTGCCAAGACCCTGACCGCCGAAAACGGCATCACCATCAGCTACCACCGCGCCGCGCGCCTTACGGTGGACCTCGCAGCCAACACCGCGATCGTCATCGTCAATTCGCACGCGAGCGAGCAGGCTGCGCTCGCCAACCTTCCGGTCGCGTGGCAATGGGGGGTTAGCATCCCCGTCGATAGCCTTGCAGGCGACGAGGCAACCTTCCTCGGCGAAGTCGAAGCGGCCTTGGTCGGCAGCGAAGATTCGCCTTTCGCGGGCGGTGAGCGTGTGACTGACCTCGGCGACACCCTGGATGCCGCGAAGGGGCGCGCGTGGAATCGCATCAAACTGGCGCGCTCCGCGGCGGAAGACAAGGACGTCATCTACGACGGCGGCGCGTATCAGGCCGACAAAGAGCGCATCAGCGGCGCCACCCAGCTGGCCTGGATGGCGAAGCAGGGCGGGAAGCCCTACTCGATCACCTGGACCCTGACCGACAACACCACGCGTACGCTCGATGCGGACGGCATGATTGGCCTGGGCGTCGCCTTGGGCCAGCATGTCGTGCAGGTCTACGACACCGGGCGCGCCTTGCGTGACCAGATCGCAGCTGCTTCAACCATCGAAGAAGTCGAGGCAATCGGGTGGCCGGTATGAGCAACCTGCGCATTGTTTCGGATAACGCCGCCGACCGCGCGACGCTGACCACGAGCAGCACGGCCGGCGCGCTGACCGCCTCTAATCTGCAGATCGATACGAAGTCCGACGTGTGGCGCGCGACCGGAATCGCCGCGACGATTGCCGCACTTTGGACATCGCCGGAAAACGTCCAGGCCGTCGCACTCCCGTTCTGTAACCTGTCGCCGACGGCAACAATGCGCGTGCGCCTGACGAACGAGCAGCCGATCACGAACATGCTCACGACCAGCGAAACGCCGTCCGCTTCCCCCTGGTCCCGTACAAACTGCATCGCCTCCCCATTTTTTGCGACGGCCCCGGATGGCTCGTACAGCGCCCAGTTCATCCGTGAGGACGTGACCGTCAGCGCGGCCCATGAACTGCGTACGTCGACCATCACGCTGAATGCCGGGACGCCCTACGCGATGTCCGTGTTCGCAAAGCAGGGGTCGAGGCGTTACGTTCGGGTGGGTTTCTCGTCCGTCTTCAGCTACAGCAACTTCTCGGCGTATGTCATTTTCGACCTACAGACCGGAACTATCTCAAGCACTGCTGGTGCGGGTGTTACTGGCAGCATTACCGCCCAAGGTAACGGGTGGTATCGCTGTAACGTGTTTTTCTTCGTGTCGAAGACCGCCACTGGCACCAACTATATCGGCCTCCAATCGGATGCGGTCACTACCACCTACACGGGCGACGGGGTGAGTGGCCTCTACGTGTGGGGTGCGCAGGTTGAGCAGATTCCCACCACGCTCGGGGGCGAACTCATCACGAACACCACGTTTGATGCTTTCCTTACAGGCTGGCAAGCAACTCAACAGGGTTCGTCAACTGTTACCTGGAGCAGTACAAACGGGGGGAGCGCAAGCATCAACGGCGACGGGACCAATACTGCATTTTTGTCGCAGGCTATCCCAACGACACCCGGTGTTACGTACTTGTTTGTGTTCACCCTTACCAATACGGGGGTCCTTGCTAAAGTTGGCAATACGCAGAACATCGGCGATATCATTAACTCGCCGACGCTGCTCGGGGGAACGACCTACGCACTGACGTTCACCGCCACGAATGCAACCACTTGGGTGTCCTTCGGAAGAAGTTCAGCAGGCGCTGTCTACATCGATAATGTCAGCGTAAAGCGTCTTACGTACACGAACGCCGTTACGAGCTACTACCCGTCGCAAGATACGTTCACCTCGCGCGCCTCCACGGGCACGTACATCGCCAGCGACGGCACGATGAAGTCGGCTGCCATCAACGTCGCCCGGTTGACGTACAACCCGAACAATCTGTCGGCACCGCCCAAGCTGTTGCTGGAGCCGGCTGCAACGAACGTACTTACCGCCTCTGGCACCCTGACGACGGGCTGGAGCGGGTGCAACATCGCGGCGGCGACGGGTACGATGTACCGGGCCTTCGAGACGTATCAGATCGTCAGCAAGGCCACTACGAGCGCCAACGAAAGTCGGACCCAGGGCTTTGGCACCATTGCTATTGGCACGAGGTACACGGCAACCATCGCCTTGCGCGCCGGGTCGGTCTCATCGTGCGCCATCGGTCTATACGACTCTGCTGGCGTTTCGTGGGGCGCCAATGCGGACAGCTTCTGCGTGATTCTTGAGGGGCCTGGGACCGCGGTCCAGACCAGCGGCGGGCTGTTTGTCATTTCCAACTTGTCTTTGACCGTGGACACCGTGATTCAAATCACCCGAAATTACGTCTCGGGCGGCACCGGTTCCTTCGTGATCTACCCCAACAACACGACTTCCGTTACTGTGAGTGACTCGGTTCTTGCTACTCGTGTTCAGGTGGAAGCGCAGGGGTTTGCAACTTCGTACTTCCCGACCACGACTGCCGCAGCGACGCGCGCTGCAGACATCTGGTCAAGTCCACTCGGTACCAGACCACTCGGCTACATCGACACCTGGCAGTCCTACACGTACGACAGCGGCGCAGTGCTGGCGTGCCCGGCGCCAGCCGTGACGCTGCGGGGCTGGACTGCCGCGCAGGCCGCCAGCGCTTACGCCTACGGTGGCGGGGCGTACGCGCGGATGTGGTTGCCCGCCGCGGTGCAGGCATACGGCATGACCGTCGACATCACGGACGCGAACAACCTGCAGGGCTACGTCGAGGCGGCGCGGCTCGTGGCTGGGCCGTACTGGTCGCCAACTCGTAACGCGGCGGATGCGCCGATGACTGTTGTGGATACGACGGAACTCTATCGCACCGACGCAGGTGATCAAGGCGCCACCGCCGGATATACCTACCGCCGCGTGCCAATCGATCTGGCTCTCATCCCTCCCACTGATCGGACGGCGCTCGTAAGCGTCCTTCGAAATAGCCGGGCCTATCCAATTTTGGCGAGCATCTCCTCAGGCTCGACCGATCTATCCCTTGAACGCGACAACATGGTCTATGGCCGTCGAAGCAAGGATTCCGACGTCGCGATCCAGTACGCGACGGCTTACTCAACCACCATCGAAATCGAGGAGATCTGATGGCCAAGTTCCGCGCAGCCTTCTATAAAGGCACGCACACCGGCATGGCCGGCATTTATAACCGCCTCGTGCGCTGGTGGACGCGCAGCTCGTATTCGCACGTCGAGCTAGTGTTCTTCGACGGCGGACCTGGCGGAGACAGCCAGGCTGCCTCCTCGTCGTACATGGACGGCGGTGTGCGTTTTAAGTGGTTCTTCTTTGATCCCGCGCTGTGGGATTTCGTCGACCTTCCGGCCGCCCTGACGCTGCCGGCGCTAGCGTGGTTCGACAGGCACGACGGCGAGTCGTATGACCTACTGGGGAACCTGCACTTCGTCTTGTCGGCTGTCGGCGACGATAAACGCAAATGGTTTTGTTCGGAGGCAGTGGCGGCCGCGCTCGGCATGCCTGATCCGGAGCGATTCGATCCCGGGACGCTGCATGCGGCTCTGACCTTCCTCAACCGGCCAGCTTCGTCAGGTGTTGTCTCACTCACTCTCTAAAAACTGTTTCACTTTTCCGAGAAATGAGACAGGGAATTCAGCATTATCAGGACAGCCCATCACTGCAGGCTGCGCCCCGGGCGCATCTCGCGGGGCCAGTCTCATCGGCCAACCTGCTTAGACAGGATTCCTCTCAATCATCGGATAACACAGATATGAACCAAGTAAGTGCACCTGAAGCTGGAAGCTATGCCGGCGCTGTAGTGGCGATCGTCGCATCGCTGACCCTCACGCAGTGGGGAATCATCGTCGGCATTTTTACTGCACTGGCGACCTTTGTCCTGAACGCGTTCTACATGCGCCGTCGTGACCAACGTGAAGAGCGCGAAACCGCCGCTACGCTTACTCAGATGGGGGTGAAACAATGATGGCCAGCATCGAGATGGTCTTGAATCAGGCGCGTAAAAACGTGTGGACTCTGCTGCTGCTGGCGTACCCATTCGCTGACCAGATTATCGCCGCCCTGGAAGGCTGGATGCCAGCCTTGGCGCCGCACCTGGGCGCGAGCACATTCCGTTACATGGGGCTCGTCATCGTCAGCGTCAAGGTTGGACTGCAGGTGTATCGCGGGTGGTCGCAGTTTACGGCGCTGCTCACCAGGAAAGAGGGCGGTGCGTGATGGTCGATACAACGACGAAATCTTCACGCCTGGCTGTCGCCGCGGTGCTGGCAACGGCACTGGCCGTACCGGCCGAGGGCCTGCGCCAGGTCGCGTATTACGACCCTCCGGGTATCCTTACGGCGTGCCGAGGACATACGGGCCCGGACGTCAAGCAGAACGTGCGCTACTCGCTCGACCAATGCGACCAGTGGATGACCAGCGATATGCGCGCGGCTGTGGCGAAGGTCGATGTCTGCGCGCCGGGCCTGCCACCCGAGGTGCTGGCCGCGTTCGGTGACGCCGTGTTCAACATGGGCCCGACGATCGCGTGCGACGCCGCCAGTTCGAATGCGGCGCGCTACCTGCGCCAATACTCGGCCGGCGGTGCCGCCAATCCAGACAGCGGTGTGCCGCTGCTGCGCGCCGCATGCGACCAGCTGCCGCGCTGGGATAAGGCGCGCGTTGCCGGCGTCATGGTGTCCCTGCCGGGTCTGACGAAGCGCCGCGCTGCCGAGCGTGCGCTGTGCATGCGGGGCGCGGCATGAGCACGCTCCAATCCCTACTGATCGGCGTGCTAACCGCGATCATGCTCGCCGTCGGCACCTGGATCGGCATCGACTGCTACGGGAACGCTCGGTACGACGCGGGCTATGAGGCCGCTATCGCCGAGCGGACGAAGGCCGACGCCGATGCCGTGCGGACGCGCACCGAGGAGAACACGGCCGAGGCAAGCCGCCAGGTCGCCAGCAACGCAACCATTACGGAGAAAAAACATGAAGAGATTCAGCCTGTGCGCGAGCGCATTATTACTCGCCGCGTGTACGTCGGTGCCGCGCTATGTGGTGACCGACCTGCCGCCCCCGCCCAAGCGGAAAGCGCCGCCGGCGGCGATGGCGCCGATCCATCCGGCCGGCTGGTTCGACCAGACGCTGAGCGAGATATTGTCGCGCTGAAGCTGGCCGTCGAGGAAGACCTGGCCACCGGCCGCGCATGTCAGGCCGTGCTCAAGGACGAAGGTATGGTGCCCTGATGGACTTCCACGTCATCACGCCGACCGAGGAGAAACTCGTCATGCAGACGACGGAAGGCGGCTATGTGCATCGGGTATTTTCGGCGCCGCCGTCATCGTTGCCGCCCGCCGACAGGCCTGACGCCTCTCATCCGGCCGAGTGAGCACACGCAGCGCGGTCTCGACTGACACACCGAGATCACGCAGCGCCACGGCCGCCTCCCGCTGCCCGATGCTCGGCAGGCCATTGAGCACGGCATCGATGTATAGCTGCGTGAGGCGGTCGGTTCGTCGGTCCATTTCCCGATGCTCGCACCGGGCCTGACAAGGCAGATTGAGGCAGATCAAGCTCGACCGTTATACTGTACGCTCATACAGTACTTCGACGACCATGAAACGCCCGCCCCTTACCCGTGAAGACCTGCTTGCCATCCGTGACCGCAACCGCGGCCAGGAAGACGTCGTCGCGCTGCTGTGGGAAGTGCATCGGCTGCGCGCGCTCGTGCTGCGCTCGCACGACTATTTCCGACAGCCCCCCAGCTCGTCGACGGCGGCTATTCTGTCCGAAACGCTGCTGGCGCAGCTCGACGAAGAGCCGGCAGTGAAGGAGCAACCGAAGCTGTAGGGCAATAAAAAGCCACCTCTCGGGTGGCTTTCAATTTCGAGTCGTTGGAAAATTCCTAAATCCGTTGGAAATTTCGCTATTCGAAAAATTTAGATTCTACTAACTCGTTGAATCTTAAGGAATTCTTGGGGTGGCTGATGGGACTCGAACCCACGACAACAGGAATCACAATCCCGAACTCTTCTGATCAGGTGGCTCATAGCCGATCGCAGTAAAGCCGTCGTTGTCGACGTCATCGGCCGGCACTTCGTAACTTGGCCCTGCAATCTGAGCGCCTATACCGTTGATCGCGTGCGGTCTGGCGAGGCGTTTCGACAAGACGAACTCGTCCTTCGTGATGTCGTAGATCTTGAACCGGAATACTGCAACGGTATTACCCCTTGAAAACACAGGCATAAAGACTCCTCGTTGGAAATTGGTTTGTTGACAATTAAATCTGACTATTGATCGTTTCCGTACTACTCTACCGCCGGTTGAAGAATAAGCAAAATATCCGTCGATTTTCGTTATAAAGCGGAATAAAAAATGCAGTAAGTCGTTGATTTATAAACGACAAGATCATAGACTTCGTCTTACAATTACTTCCCGAGAGGCGCGTGAAGGGGTGCCTGCATTGCGATTTCTCGAAGTTGCCAGAACAAAAAGCCACCTCAAAGGTGGCTTTGTGCTGCATTTCTGGCAGTCTCGTGCTGTTATTGACATCGTCCAGATTACTTCTTACTTTCCGTTACGTCGCCATCGCGCGGGTTCGCACTCGATACGGCTTCGCTGAACATGTTGTCGAAATGGTTCAAAAATGTCTCTGTCAGGTGACCGTGATAGTAGCCATAGACCTGGACTGTCACGTCGTAATCCTTGTTCTTGATGATGTTGAAGCGGAGCACGTTGTCACCGACGACGGGTTTGAAGAATGCTTTGTTCGCCCAGTCGGTAGCCGTGTGGGTATAGTACTTTTGGCCGTCCTGTTCGAACCGCCTCCATGTACGGATTTTTCCCTTCGGTTCTTCTTGATCGATGCGTTCGTTAAACGCCTTCAGCAATGCCGTCGGATTTGTGGTTTTGAAATAAACTGCCATAATAGCTCCTATACTTAGCATTTGGAAAAATTTCCATGAGTGCAAGTAATGCCATATTCTTGGTATTCAATAGTTGTTGCCTCGTACCTAGTAGTGTTGCTAGGCTCGGCGTCGTCGGCCCTTGAAAACTGGCCTGACGTACGTAAAGCAATGGAGCTTAGAGCATGGGGGCTCAGTGTAGAACTGGAGCAGAGCTCGACTGTTCGTTGGTTTGGGATAATTGCTGGGTTAACGTTGGGGAGTGCAGGGTACTGGAAGGGCGGCAAAGTTGCCTAAGTCCTTGAATCCGTTACCCATGACGCCCTTACGATCCCCCGTCAGTGAGTTCATAGCCTATCGGGGGTTCGAATCCCCCTCTCTCCGCCAAGGATTCAAATTGGCTGGTCCAGAAAGGTCCAGCAAAGTCCAGAAAAGGCCCCTCTAGCCCCTGCTACAGGGGCTTTTTTGTTTTCCGGTGTCCGCCAGCGTCCAGTTGAGCCCGCGCACATCCAACGCTTTTGGGGGTATGAATTTGAGGACATACCCCCACGAGGTCAGAACCATACCCCCAGAAGCTGTCTAACTTGTTTTCCAGACGTTCAAGGAGAACCACGTGGCTACTTCAGCTCCCCTGACCGAAATGCAGGTTAGAAACGCAAAACCGAAAGACAAGGCATACAAGCTCTTCGACGGCGGCGGCCTCTACCTTCACGTCTTGCCCAACGGCTCCCGCATCTGGCGCCTCAAGTTCCGTCAGTTCGATGGGAAAGAGAATCTGCTGACGTTCGGGCCCTATCCAGAGATCACGCTGCAGGACGCACGGGAAAAACGTCTGGAGGCGCGCCGGCTCATGCTGCAGCGGGTCGATCCTGCGAAACACCGTGACGACGCCAAGCGCCTTACCGCAGACCGCCTGAGCAATACCTTCGAGAAGATCGCGCGCGAGTGGTACGCCAACAAGGTACCGACCTGGAGCGAACGCACGGCCAAGAACATGATCGTACGACTGGAAGCTGACATCTTTCCGTCTATAGGCTCGCGCCCTATCACGGAGCTCAAGCATCGCGACATCATCGACACGCTACGCAAGATTGAGCAACGTGGCGCAACCGAGATCGCCAAGCGGCTGAAGGCTGTGTGCTCGCAAATCTTCAGTTATGCCATCCAGTGCGGGCTTGCGGAACGCAATCTGGTAGCGGACATGAGGGACGTACTCAAGACGCGGCGCGCGTCCCATTTCGCCGCTATCGATGCAGACGAACTGCCGGCTTTCCTTGCTGCGCTGGAGCGCAACGAGGCGCGCATGTTTGAGCCGACACGCATTGCCATGAGGTTGATGCTGCTGATTTTCGTCCGGACCAGCGAGCTGATTGAAACGCCCTGGAGCGAGATCGATCTCGACAAGGGTGAATGGATCATCCCATGGCAGCGAATGAAACGAGGGAAGCTCACGGTCAACCCGGACACGACCAACCACCACGTGTGCATGTCGCGGCAAGCCCTCGCTCTTCTGCGCGAGCTGCACGCGATTACGGGTGGCTCGAAGTACCTGTTCCCGAACCAGCGTGACCCGAAGAAGCCGATTAGCAATAACACTCTCCTCGTGGTACTCGAACGCATGGGGTACAAGGGACGCATGACGGGACACGGCTTCCGGGCGCTCGCAATGAGTACCATCAAGGAGCGCCTGGGCTACCGGCACGAGGTTGTCGATCGTCAGCTGGCGCACGCACCGAAAGACAAGGTTGCAAGCGCCTATGACCGTGCCCAGTTCCTCGCCGAGCGCAAGAAGATGATGCAGGACTGGGCCGACTACATCGATTCCCTGTCATCGCGCGCTGGAACCACAGGGAGCCGGAAGGCATTGGCCTAG